CCCGCGCCGAAGCGCTGCACCTGACCGGAGAACGGACCGTGCCGGGCATCGCCGAAGAGAACTATTGGTTATCAGCGATCTAACCGGTGTGCGACCTGCGGTTTTACCTGTTCACGAGCGACCGGTATGCGCGTAGTTCTCGTGGCACGATCAAGGTTTCATAACTCTCACGGCGTGACGTCGCATCGGCGCTGGTCGGGGCCCTCTATTGCCCAGGAACCCCCACTGCGGGCTAGCCCGATCGGGTGACGTACGTTCCGCGTCCCTTGGTGACTGTGATGAGCCCAGCACTGCGCAGGGACAAGATCGCGGTACGCATGGTCGCCCGCGCAACGCCATAGATCTCGGCCAGCTCGAACTCGTTCGGAAGCTTGGAACCCGCAGGCAGATCGCCGGATTCGATGTCCGCGCGCAGGTCATCCGCAACCTGTTTCCACACCAGGTCCGGCCCGCTTCTGTCGATCCGCGCGGATCGGTCACCCCAGCTCACTTGATCGACGCTATGCCGACTTAGACAGCCCCCTACTCCCGCCGATGTCCACAGACGTCTGTGGATGTCCTATCGTGAACTGGGCATATTCGGTTCCGCGCGGCGCAGGAGGTTTGGGATGACCACTCCGAAGGACCTAGCTCGGGTGAGGGCGCCGGAGTCGGCGCGCAAGGGCCGCGCAGAGCCCAAGGACGTACGCACGTGGACGGCGGTCGAGGTCGAGGTCAGGACGTGTTTTCACTGCAAGGTGACCTACATCAACACCGGGTACGCGTGGCGCTGCGAGCACTGGCACGAGGGGCTTTAGAGCGCGAACTGGATGACCGTCAGCTTCGTGTGCCCGGCCTGAGTGGACGTGTCGGTTCCGCCGGTGACGTTCGAGGTCAGCTTGAACACTGTCGTCCCTGGAGACGCGATCACTCCCGACCAGTGCTGACTGACGCACGCGCGCAGGACGTTGCAGATGGCCTGATCGGCTTCCGCTGCGCCCCCGACCTTCAGCCTGCCCACGAAGGTGTCGCCGATCGTGGTCTGTGCAACGTCGAACGAGCCAATCGCGAACCACGCGGTATTGGGGATCGTCGTCACGATATTCATCGACGTACCGGCGATGTCCGCTTCGCCACCCGCCGTTTGGTTGCTGCTGGCGTTTGCCTTGGTGACCTTAATGGTGCCGTTCACCAACGCGTTGAGGATCGCGGCCGTGAGGTCCGTGCCCGCCGAGACGGTCATGTTGTTCTCCGATCGGGTCAGTAGGCGAGCGTCGCCCGGCGGGCTACGTGGACTTCGGCGGCGGCGAGCTGCGCCTTGACGACGCCGTTCGTCGAGCGGGTGACCGTGAAGGTCTGCGGACTGGTCAACCCGGAAACGTTGGTGCACAACATGTTCTCGCCCGCGACCGTGATCGGGATCGACACCGCGCCGGTCTTCCACAAGTCAGTGACGTTCGTCGTCGTGACCGACAGGGACGTGGCCGAGGAGCTGTAGCCGGTCGCCAGGATCGACGAACCACTGTCCACTTTGTCCAGAGCTGTCACGTCGAGCCGGACGGTCGCGTAGGGCGACTCCGGCGAGCCGTTGAACACGATTTCGTGGGAGAACGAGTTGATCGTTTCCTTGTATCCCTGGACAATCTGGGAGATCTGATTGGGGTCGAGGGAGCGCGGGTTGTCGATCGTGAGCCGGTCGCCGATGTCGACTGCGAGTGAGTCAAGGAACAGTTGCCGACCGAAGCCGAGAAGGTTGACACCGATAGCCGGGTAGCGCGCCTCGTCGATCGTGCCCAAGAACAGGAGCCAGGACGCCGCGTAGGGGGTCTGCGCGTCGCTGTAGAGGCTCTGCGTGACCTCCGAGTCGTACCGCCCGGCGCCGCCTGCGCTCGCGTCCAGGACCGACAGCGGACCAGTCGTCTGCTCGACGCGGGTATACGAGCCCTCCTTGCGGGTGAGCTTGATGCCGTTGCGCAGGTTCTGATCGTCCTCGGTCGGCTCGAAGGGCGCGGCAACGTGACCGGCCGTGTAGTCGAGCGCGAGCCGAGGAAGCTGGCTGTACAACGAGTTCCGGGCGCGGTAGACGATCGAGGCAGTGGAGCGGCCTTCGTACATCACCCCGAGATCCGACGCGGCAGCCTCATTGACCAGCTCAAGGTAAGACTGCAGTCCTTGCGTACCAAGCTGAGTCGAGATGTTCGCGCCGTTGTAGATGTACGCGAAGGGAACGTCGTTCTCCGTGCTCAGCCGCAGGATTCGTGCGATCGCCGATTCTCCCGCGTAGGCAAGGAGGTAGAGCGAGAGGTCGTTCAGGCTGGCGAAGTAGTTCCGAGACATCAAGTGTCCGACGGCGGTGTTGAGCAGACCCCGATCGGGGTTGACTTTCACTGCCGTGAGCGCGCCGATCGTCTGGCTGTTCAGTGTGCCGCTGAACTCCAGCGCGCCCAGGGCAAGGGTCTTCACATCGACCATCTGAACAAACCAGTCAATGTTTGCGCCATTCTGCACAAGGAGCAGAGAAGCCCACATCGGAGTGGCGTTGAGATCGAAGTCGATCCACGCACTCGTGAGCAGCGTGCCGCCGCCTCGGTCGAACGCCTGCACGCGGACGCTGCCGCCGTTCAGGGTCCCGTACGCCACGTTCCAATACGTTGCGCTTCCGCCGTTCTGCACCTGAATGAAAGAGAAGGTGTCGGTGTCTCCATTGTCTGGAATGGACAGAAGAAAGGTGGTCTGAAGTACGCCTGTGTTCGCCGCGCCGGTGATGCTGTACCAGTCGCCGAAGTCCGCGCCGCTGACCACCGGGATCGAGTCGGACGCGGGGAAGTCGTTGTTAGCGGCCAGCTTGGGGAACCCGTGGATCGACAGCGGCGCGCCGCCGATGCCCGACGCGAACTGTGTGGCCTCCTTTCCCTCCTCCATCGGCCAGTACACGATCGGCGGAACGGCCAGGCTCGTGAACGCGCGGTAGAACGCCGACGGAGTGGGCGAGGCGCCCTGACCGATCCGGCGGGTGATGCCGCTCGCGGTGATCTGCGTGTCTGTCAGGGTTCCCGACAGGTCCCACTTCGTCGGCCACGACGACACTTCACCGGTGAACCGGTAGTTGCGCACCTCGAAGTTGTCGTACGAGAACACGAGCGGGAAGGAGTTCGAGTTGCCCGCAGCGACCCCCGAGCGCACGCCGACCCATCCCTTCGCGCGGCCGATCTGCTTAAGGGAAAGCGCAGTGGAGTTCGCCGTCGCACTCCACGCGTACGGCTCGTTCGTAGACGCGGCCCACACCTTCGCGCGCAGCGTGTGCCCTTCGAGCTGGAATCGGGCCTTGAGGTCCTGTCCGGTGTAGGTGATCGGCAAAAGGACCAGCGGGGCGTATTCCGTGCCGTCAAAGTGCATAATGCGGACGTAGACCAGTTCAAGGGACGAAATCACGATCTGGGCCCAGTAATAGTCCGCAGTGGACACACCACCGATGATCAGGCCGAGCGGTTCGAGCGAGTTTCCGAGGACGTTCGCGGGCAGGCCAGACACCGTTGCGGTCACGTCCACGTCGCCGTACAGGCTGTCCGCGAGGTAGGAGAGCCGGTACGAGCCCGCCGACGGGCACGCGTGCGTTCCCTTGCCTGCGGCCACGTTGATCGAGGAAGCGACCGTGCCGCCGACACCGACTCCCGTCCACGCACCGCCGGTATCCGAGCTGCTCCAACCGTTCGACGCGGTCCGGGTGAAGGTGTCGACCTCGGTCCGGACGGCGATGCGGAGCGGAGTGTTGCGGCCGAGTGAGCCGTAGTAGGCGCCGGTCGGGTTACGCAGGCTGTAGTTCCCGGAGCTGTTGTCCAGCACGAACTTGCACTGCGCCGGGGGTGTTCGGCCGGACTCGTTCGGGCGGCCACGCGAGATCTGAATCCCGCTCGCTACGCGGATGTCGTCGGCAATGTCCACCCACGACGAGTTGACGAACAGTTCCGCCGCAATGTCGTGCGGCCTTGGGAACACCATGTCAGCCTCCCAGGACCGTTTGCACGTTGCCGCCCTGTACGCGGATGGACTCTTGCAGAATCTCCAGAATCAAGTCATTGATGCGGCCACCCCCGGATTGGATCGTGATCGTCGCGCCTCCGCCGGATCCGCCGCGCGGCACAACCCGTTCCCCCGCCTGCAACATCGCCAGCATCTCTTGCCCCTGCATGCCGGGCACGACGCCGCCTGTGTGGAACTTCGGGATCTTCGGCACGCCGAAGTTGTTGCCACCAATGCCAGGCACCCACGACGGGATCGTGAAGTTGATGCGCCCCACCGTGTTGTTCCAGATGTCGGCCACGAAGTTGAAGGCGCCCCGAAAGGCGTTCCTGATGCCGTCCCCGATCGCCGAGAAGAACCCGCCGATGCGACCCGGCAGCTTCGAAAACCAGTCCACCACGCCGTTGAAGATGCCGACGATCCAGTCTTTCGCCGCAGTGAAGCCGTTTTTGATGAGATCGACCATGGTCGTCACGTAGGCAACGACCTTGTCCTTGACCCAATTCCAGCGGTCGACGACCCAACTTACGACGACCGCGACGACTTCCTTTACTTTGTCGAAGTTCATGATCAGCAGGACGATCGCGGCTATCAGCGCAATGACGGCGATGACAATCCAGGTCATCGGGTTCGCGAGGAGCGCCGCCGTCCAGGCCCAAGCTGACGCGATCATCGGAATGAACCCAGCCACCATACTGCCCATGAGCGGGATCAACTGCGCGAAACCACCGGCCAGGTCGGCACCGGCGCCGCCGAGCAACTGAAGGCGTTCGGTCATGCTCAAGGAGCCGTCAGTGATCCCCTGGAAACCGTCGACCAGCCCGGAGGTCACGTCGGCCACGCCCTGGAATTTTCCCTCGGAGGCGTCTGCACCCTCACCGGCGGAGTCGAACCCGCCCCGAACCTTCGACGACGAATCGCCGACCTGCGCGGCCATCTTCTCCGAGCTGGCGCCGACACTGCTCATGGTCTTGTCGAGCTGCGTCGCGTCACCGGCGAACGTGAGCTTGATCGTGTTGCTCATCAGCGCCGCACCTTCCCGTTGCTGCGTGGGTCGGTGAGGTGATCGTCAAAGCGACGCTCGACCACGGCGAGACGGATCCCGTGCTGCTCCAGGGTCTTCTTGAGATCCTTCACATCGGCCGAGGTCGTCGAAACCAGCTCGGCCATGGAGTGGTCGCCGCTGGGAGTCTGGACGGCTTGGGCGACGGAGTTCGTCGCCCTGCGCCCCCGGACGAGCTCGACGAGCACGGCGGTAAACAGCAGGAGGATTCCGGACACGATGGCAACCTGCACTTCGACGCTCACGAGATCTCCAATCCGGCTTGCCTCGCTACATCGGCGAGCGCCTCGGCGAGCTGCATCTGGACCTTCTCGTCGTTGTCGGCGTAGGCCTTCCAGATGTAGCGGCCTTGCTTGAGAAACGGGCGCTGAGAGCTCTTCTGAGGGCCCACGGAACCGCCGAAGTCCAACCACGGGTAGTACGGGTATTTCTTGCCTCCAGCGGACACACGGGCGGCCGTGCGCGTGCTGGCCGCCTTAATGGACGCCGACGCGTGGCCACCCTTGCCGGGGCCCACGGGGACGCGCGGCTTGGCCTCGTCCACGACCAGCTGCGCGGCGGAGTTCGCGGCGAGCCGGAGAGCCGTCGGCAGCTCGCCGCCCATCTTCTTCAGGTCGCGCTGAAACTCCTTCAGCCCGTCCACCCGGATCGGCTCGATTGCCACCGTGCTCACCTCCCGTTGTGCTGCGCCATCTTCATCGCTAGTTCTTGCCGTTGTGCCTTGCGTCCGTAGTAGATCGCCCAGCGCACGTACTCGTCGTTGCCCATCTCGGCGCGCATCGCCGCGACGGTCTTGCCGAGCCGATCCGCAAGGTAGAACTCGAACTCCAAGTCCGAGTCAGCCTCGAAAGTCGCGCATCGCCTGCTTCGGCGCGCTGGTCTCCATGCCGCTCAACCGGGTGATCGCCTCCGTGATCGGCTGCAACTCACCCGCCGGGCTGTTCTCTTGCCACGCCTGGACATCCGTCATCGTCATCACCGGGTCGACCATCGCCCACGCGAGCAACTTCTGCTCGACTTCGGCGACCGTCATTTCCTTGTCACGGAGCTGCATCGCCTGCGCCCGGGACAGTGCGCGCACCTTCACGGTGCCGACGCCGGGGATCTCGATTTCCTCGATGCCGAAGCGCGCCTTCAGGAGGTCCTCTTTAGACACAGACATGTCGGGCTCCTTACGCCTGGCTCGTGAGGGCAACAGAGTCGGTCAGTTGCAGCGACGCGGACCACGCGATCATGTCGGCGACCGGGGCTGTCTCCTCGTACGCGGTCACAAGCACGTTGACGGTTTTCGTCGGCTTGCCGGTGCCGGTGCCCTCGGGCTTGTACACCAGCTCCACAACCGTGCCGAGGAGCGGTTCGATAATCGCCTGAGGGCCGGACGCGCCGTCGTCGTAGATCCCGGTGATCGTCGCGGTTCCGTCCTTGAGCCCACCCTGATACGTGTGTGCGGACTTGCCAAAGGTGGTCGTGTCGTGCGAATCCGCCGAGCGGTTGAACGCGACGTTGTTCGTGAAGGCCGAAAGATCGGTCGCTGCGAGCGTGACAACCGTTCCCTTGCCGTGAATGAAGGCCATGTCAGGCTCCTTGTCCCGTGATGTCGACCTGGAATTCCACGCCGAGGTATGTGACGCCCGCGACCGAGTAGGCGCCTACGGTGGCGGACAGGGTGCGCGCGGTGTCGCACGCGGAGTAGGTGCCGCCGTCGATCGCGGCTTTCACGCTCGAAGTGCCGGAGCCGTCGAGGTACTTCGCGGCCAGGTCCCGGGCAGTGCGCGCGTCGACCCTGCCCACGAGCACCACGACGGGCAGCGTCATCCGGTCCATGCCGCGAGCGAAGGTGGCGTCGTAGTCGAGCGGATCGGGCCACAGCACCATCGCGGCCGGTGGCGTGACCCGGTCGGCCGAGTACGGGTGGACGCGCAGACCCGTGATGGTGTCCAGCGCGGTCCCGAGTTCGTCCATGACGTCGGCGATGTTCACGCGGCACCCCACCAGCGGTAGTAGCTGCGCACGGTCAGCGCGACGTCCGGGTCAAGCTTCGGCAGCAACCGGATTTCGTTGCCTGCCTCTGGAGACCCGGCGACACCGAAGGGGGAATCCCGGCGCGAGAGCAAGCGAGACGCCTGCAGGGCGCACGCCTGTTTGATCGTCACCGGCACGGCAGTCCAACCGAAGGTGCCGTGCACCTCCACGCCGTCTTCGATGCCGCCGGGGGTCGTCGTCGAACTCGGGTTCACGACCAGCTGCGTCCACGGCCGTCCCTCGGCCGCCGCGTTCACCGGCTTGAGCTGGAACTGGTCGACGATGTCCGCGTAGTCGCCGACATCATCCGAGTCGTAGTGCACGGTCAGGCCGGCCACGGTCATGAGGTCGTCGATGTCGACTGTCCACCGGCGCCTCGTGCGGTCGTATTTGGCTGTGTAGAAGCGATCCTCGGGTGCCGCAGACTTTCCGAACTGCCTGTTGCACGCCCGATCGATCGCGCGGGAAGCGGCGGCGATGGCCATGGCAACTTCGACGTCGTCGTCCGTGTCGTTAATCCGCACGTACGACGTCATCTCTTCTGCCGTCAGGTAGTCAGGTGCCCAGGCCATCGCTGCCTCCTCTCACATTCCGCGCGGGATCACGAGCAGGGTCGCCGTGATGTCCACTTCGGTGTTCGCGTCCGCGCCGGTGTAGGTCACGAGCACGAACGGCTTGGCGTCGTTCGGCAGCACGCTCACGTACTGCACGGAGTTGCCCGCGCTGGCCGGAGTGGCCGCGAGCGTGCCGTGGGTGGTCGCCGCCGTATAGCTGCCGCCGTCGGTCGCCGACTCCGTCACGGTCCAGGTGCCGCCCGTGTTCGCGGTGTTCGTCTCGAACGCCGAGAGCACCAGGAGGAACTTGGAGCCCGCGTCGTAGCTGCGGACGTTGAAATCCGTTGCGAGGACTGGAGTTGCGTCCGCAACCCGGGTAGCCGCAAGGACTCCAACCGGAGTGATCTTCTGGTCTACTGCCCAGTTCACGCTCATGTCAGGTCACGCCTTCCCGGTCAGCGCGCTGTAGGCGAACGGGTTCTGCACGGTGGCGTCCATCCGGGCCCACGCGGAGAACTCGATCTGCCGGTACTTCATGCGCGAGTACGGGTTCACCAGGATCTCGACGTCCTTGACGGCCCGGCGCACGTAGCCTTCGGACAGGTTGCCGAAGGCGCCCCAGTTGACCGTCCCGGACGCCAGGCTGATGTTGTCGAAAGCCTGATCGATGGTGACCGGGTAGCCGAGCAGCGTGCCGCCGCCGGTCTCGGTCGCCATGTCCGCAGTGGACGGACGCCAGATCGGATCGCCGTGCGAGTCGGTGATGCCCTTGATCGTCTCAAGGCTGGTGTCGTTGAAGGCCCACCGGGCGCCCGACTCGCGGTAGGCGGGGTCGACCGAGTGGATGTAGTGCAACAGGTCCTTGTACGTGACGCCGGTGCTCGCGGCCAGCTGCACGCCGGTCTTGCCGTAGATCAGGCCGAGCGGCTGGCTGGAGCCGGTGCCCTTGACGATGTGCGGCGCCTGGATGCGCGCGATGCGCTCGCCGAGCTTCTTGGACACCAGCGCCTCGACGTCGAACGCGGCGTCCTGCAGGAGCTCCTTCGAGATCCGGACGGGCTCGCTGGAGCCGCCACCGGCCGCGTAGGAGTAGGCGCCGAGGTTCTCGACACCGAAGACGAGATCGGCGCCCGAGCTGAAGGTGTTGCCCTCCTGCACGATCTCGCCGACGTTCGCGGTGTCGTCCACGGTCGGCCAGGGGAGGTCGTTGCCGGTCGCCGTGGTGATGTTCTCCACGACCTCACCGACGCCGCCGAAGGCCTTCATGCGGTCGACGAGCTTGTCCCGGAAGCCTTCCGGCACGAGGTACCCGCCCTCGGACGGGGTGCCCTCGGACTGCGCGCGCAGCTCGACGATGTCGGCGTTTTCCTTGCCGGTGCGCAGATAGTGGTTGAACGCGCGCTCCAGCGTGTCGTCCTTCTTCTGCGTGCCGACGTTCACCAGCGGCGCGGTGACCGAGGTGTTGTAAGCGGCGTTGCGCTTCTGGAGCTCCTCGGTCTTCTGCCGAGTCTTGAGCTTGCCTTCGAGCTCCTCGTACCGGGCCACCTGATCATCCGTCAGGTTCTGATCGGGGGAGGCTGCCGCCTCGTCCATGATCGCCTGAAGGGCGGCCAAGATCTCTTCTATGGTCACTGCTTCACACCCTTCCGAGGTGTACCCGGGCTCGCGCCTGGACCAATTGAGACCGCACCCGACCGGGGCGGCCAAACTCCATGGAGCGCAACGACACCGCTGCGCCTTCGTACGCCGGGAACGTCACCGGGCTCACGTCGCGCAGCATCGCCACGCTGGTGTGGGTGCGCAGCCGCAGACCGTCCGGTGCCTTGTCCCATTCGTCTTCTCCGGGGATGAAACCGAAGGACGCGCCCGTGATGTCGCCGCGCTCGGCCAGCACGCGCAGATCGCGTCCCAGCGAGGTGTCCGGCAAGTCCACTTCGAACTCCAGGCCTTCGCTGTCGGTGCCGACGCGCAGGGTGCCGGACGACTGGCGGCCGAGTAGGTGGTTCGGATCGTGGTTCCAGAGGGCGCGCACATCGGTCGCCTTGTCCTTCAGCACGGCGTCGAACGCCGAGCGGGCCAGTTGCTCGTAGGTGGCGCCGATGCGCGCCATCTGACCGAACACCGATGCGTGCCCCTGCAGCTTGTTTCCGGTCACCTCGGCGCGCAGCTCGACGTGGAACCGCTGGAGTTCCGTCATGCCGGGGCCCCTTCCGGGATAGGCGCCGGGGCGTTCGGGTCCACGGGCGGGACCGAACCGGCGGGGAATCGGGGGATATCGCCGCCTTCGAGCGAAGGCATGTTCCGGATCCCGCGCGCTTCGTTCAGCGTCAGCAGTCCGGAGTTGACCTGTGCGATCAGGAGGTTGATCTCGTCCTCGGGGGACGGCTTCACGAAGGCCGAGTAGTCGAACTCGGCGGACCGGCCGACCGGGAGGAGCAGCGTCATCCGCTCGTCGATGCGGCTCGTCCACGGGGTCATGGTGTAGCGCGCAAGGCCGCGATTCTGCTCCGCGATCCCTTGGCCCCACGAGGTGGCTTTCTCGGTCAGCCCCAACAGATGCGGCGGCACACCGAACCATCGGCCGACCTCGTCGATCTGGAACGTGCGCGACTCCAGGAACTGAGCGTCGGCGGCCGAGAGCTGCCACGCCTGGAACTTGAGGCGCTTGTTCATGACCGCGATGTCGCCAGCATTCTCGACGCCGGTCATCTTGCGGTTGATCGACTCCTTGACGATCTGCGCTTCGGGCTCGGTCATGTCCTCGTCGCCGTCGGGCGTGACGAGACCGGAGATCATGGCGCCGTTGGAGAACTGGCGGTTGGCCGCCTTGTCCCCGGCGAGACCGGTGCCGAGCGAGAGCCGGGCAAGCGCGATCGCTGACAAGCCCTTCAGCCCGTCGAGCGAGACGCCCATGATCTGCGTCATCGTGTCGGCGTCGAGCTCGACGGTTTCGGAGCTGCCGTGTGTCGCGGGCGAACCGGTCTTGGTGATGGTGACCACGAAGCGCTTGCCGCCGGGACGTGCGTCGTCCCAGTACGGCACGACGCACGCCGGGTGGATGGGGTTCAGCGCGACGAGCGCACCGGCGCCGTTGTAGATGTGCTGCAGGTATGCGTTGCCGTGCAAGAGAAGGTGGACCATCACCAGCTCTTTCCACTCGAACGCGGTCAGCCGCTTGTCCTTGCCGCCGGGAGTGTCCAGGAAGGACGTCACGCGCTCCTTCTGTCCCTCGGTCGTCTCCTCCAGCGTGCGCAAGGGCAGCGAGGCAATCGAGCCGGACACGAGCGACACCGCGCGGAAGACGGCGGAGAGCGTGAGCGCGGTGCTCTCGGAGACCGTGACCCCGTCGGCGGGCGTGTAGCCGAGCATCATCGCCAGGACCGGATCGGCGATCGAAACCGACCGTTCCTCGACCTTCGGTGCCCTACTCCACCACGCCATTCGTGGATCATATATGAAATATGATGCATGATGTCGGAATGGCGATGGCGGAGAACGTGGGCAAGGCGCTCGCCGAGCTGCCGGAAGACCCCAAGGACGCCGCCGCTCACGCGCTCGCACTGCGGTACGCCGACGCCATCGACTCCAATCCGGACGGGCTCGACGTCTTCGGCCCGAAACTGCTGCGCGTCCTAGACGCGCTCCTGCTGACTCCCCGAGCCCGCGCGGCGGCGCTGAAGGGAGGGCCGCCCAGTGCCCCTGATGCCCCCGTCGCCGGACAGCGCAGCCCTGCTGACGACCTTCGAGCCAAGCGCGCCGCTCGGCTCGCCGGTTCCACGGTTGTGGACACCGCCACTTCGTGAGCTGACGCCGGAGACCTCCTACGGCTTCGACCTGATCGACTTCGCGCGGGACACGCTCGCGACACCGCTGGACCCGTGGGAAGACTGGCTCGCCATCCACGTCGGCGAGCTGCTGCCCGATGGCCGGCCACGCTTCCGCACGGCGCTGGTGCTCGTGGCGCGGCAGAACGGCAAGACGACATTCGGCGAAGCGCTGATCTTGTACTGGCTGTTCATCGAGCGCATCCCGCTGGTCCTCGGCACATCCACTGACCGGAGCTACGCAAAGCGCACGTGGTCGTCCATTTGCGAGGGAGCCAAAGGAAACGAGTGGCTGAACTGCGACCTAGGGCCGAAGTCGCAGCGGCTCACGATCGGCGAGGAAGCGCTCACCACGCTGAAGGGCGCGGAGTACATCTTCGCCGCCAACAACGGCCGCGCCGGGCGCTCGACCACGCTGCACCGCTGGCTGGCGGATGAGCTGCGCGAGCACCACACGCGGGCTGCTTGGGACTCGGCGTCCAAGGCGATGAACGCCGTGCGCGACGCGCAGACCGTCGCGATCACCAACCAGGGCGACTCCGAATCCGTGGTGCTGGACTCCCTGCGCGCGCCCGCCATCGAGTTCATCGAGACGGGCCAAGGTGATCCCCGGCTGGGCCTGTTCGAGTGGAGCGCGCCGGACGGGGCCGACCCCACCGACCTCGGCGCGCTGGCGGCCGCGAATCCGAACCTGGGCCACCGGCTTGACCCGGAAGCCCTGCTCGCCGACGGGGCCCGCGCGAAGGCGGCCGGTGGCGAAGAGCTGACCGGGTTCAGGACCGAAGTCCTGTGCCAGCGCGTGACGCTGATGGATCCGGCGATCGAGCCGGGGGCGTGGGAGGACAGCGGCACGGACGCCCCGGTCGACCTGGCCGAGCACAGGCAGTACGTGGCGTTGTGCGTGGACGTCGCGCTGGACGGCTCGCACGCGTCCCTCATCGCCGCCGCCGTGCTGGACGACGTGATCCATACCGAGGTGATCGAGGCCTGGGACGGCTTCGGCTGCACGAAACGGCTGCGCGCCGAGCTGCCGGACATCGTGCGCCGCGTGAAGCCCCGGGCACTCGCGTGGTTCCCGAACGGTCCGGCCGCCGCTGTAGCCGCTGACCTGGCCGCCGCCAAGGGACCGCGACGCGGTGTGTGGCCACCACGCGGGGTCGAGCTGATCGCCATCACCGCCGAGACGGCCGCCGTCACGATGGGCCTGGCGGAGGTCGTCCGGTCCGGCGAGCTGCGTCACCCCAAAGACCCGCTCCAGACGGCCCATGTCGGCGCAGCGCAGAAGCTTTGGCAGGGAGACCGCTGGGTGTTCGTCCGACGCGGCACAGGGCCAATCGACGGCGCGTACGCCACGGCGGGTGCCGTGCACGTCGCCCGCACGCTTCCGCCGCCGCGCTCACCGCTCGTGGTGCTGTAGCGACGGGCAAAGAAAAAACAGGTCGGCGGGTGTCCTGCGCGTCACCGGGCCCGAACTTTTCGCCCCTCCGCCGTCGAGCCGCGCGGAAATCGGCGTGCGTCGCGGTCACCATTTGGAAATCTTGCGCGGCCGAGGGTTGTTCTTCGCGGGCTCGCCGACCTGACGGTTGCACGGTGCGCAGGACGCGACCAGGTAACGCGGATCATCGCCGGTCACGGCGCGGCCGAGTACATGGTGGACACACGTGGCCACCGTGGTGCACACCCCCTCGATACCCACCCCGCACCTACCCCCCGTCTCCCGGACGTTCTCGGCGAGTACCCGGGCCCGTAGGCGTCTCCAGGCCCGGGTACTCCCCCGATCCCACGATCCCATCGGTTAGAGCGCCGAATCACGGTCGGCCAGCGCGAGACGCCATACGCGCAGCTGCCTGATGAGGTAGACGATGGCCAGGAACAGCAGGAGCACGCACGCGATCCACATCATCATCAGCCGACCGCCTTGAGCCTGTGAAGCGGGAATCCGGCCGGGAAGAGTTCATTCGCCACGGCGACGTTGAAATCTTGCGTGCGGAGCCTGCGCTCGATCCCCGCGCGAGTGGTGACGCCCTCGGCGATCAGATCGGCGATGCGCTGCCGGATCCACTCGTGTTCCGGGTCCACCGGCGCGCCCGTGGGCCGATAGCCAACGACATTGGGCGCGGCCTGCACGTCGTCCACGGGCTTGCCGCCGCGTGCGGACGCTCCCAGCGCGAGCGAGGTCGTCACGACGGCGGTCTTCTTCTTCGGCTCGGGACCACGGCGGTACTTCGGGAATTTGGTCTGAGGCACGTCAGCCACATGCGCGTCCTCGTCGTCCTGGTGCTCATCGGCGCGTTTGGCAGCAACCCGAGCGTGCAACACGGCCAAGGCGTCCAGGTCGACGTCGGGCATGTGCACCCTGGCCGAATCGACGTCGGGTGCCGGGACACTTACCGCGTCGGGCCGCGCAGCGGGCGACGCTGGTCGTGTTTCTGGTCCCTGTTCACTGGTCTCTGTCCGTGGTCCCTGTTCCATGGTCTTGTTTGTGGGTCCCTCAGACCCCACCCCTGGGTCAGGCTGAACCACCCCCGGGTCCCTCTGACCCGACCCCTGGGTCTGTGTGACCCCATCCCTAGGTCCCTCAGACCCCACGTTGTCCGTGCGCTCGCGTCGAGCGGCCCATCCCGCTTCGTGAAGGTGATAGATGTTCGAGGCGAAGTGGTGGCCCTCTTGGGTCACCCGCTTCTGAATCTCGAACGCACCGGCGCCGTCGAGCTCGCGCAGCGCGCGCTTCACCGAGGACACCGACAGTCCACTGTCCTCGGCGATCGTGGCGTGGCTCGGCCAGCAATTCCGGTCCTTGTAGTCCGCTCGGATCGCCAGGCAGCAGTAGACCCACCGAGCGTGCGCGGACAACCGCTTGTCGAACGCCACGTCCTTGTAGACCTTGCCGAAGATGTCCGTCTCGGCCTCGTCGTAGGTCTCGTCAGCCATTGGCGCGCTCGGCCTTCTTGCGAGCGCGCGCGGCGACGGCCTTCCTGGACAGTTCGAGCATGTAGCTGCGTTCTGCGGCCTCAGCGCGTCGAGCGCGCTCGTCGGCGGGCAGGGTGCCGTCCGGGTCCACCTGGCGCTCGAAGCGCGCGTGGAAGGCGTTGCGGGCGGGTGCCGTTGCGGCTGAGGGATCCGAGCAGTTCGCCCAGCGCGCGAACGCGGCCGAGCGGTGTTGAAGCGATTTGCCAACGGGCCGAGCCATGGAGGCCAACCTTTCGTGCGAGACACCTCACGGTGTCTCCGGTTGCCTCCAGTGCGGCCTTGCGCCAAGGAAAGCACAACGGGATCGGTGTGCGCAAATCACGCTCACCGACCCCGCCAGGGATAATGCTCGATATGCAATTCGAATTGTCAGAACGGCTTTATGGATAAATGTCAAAGCGCTTATACGCGATCTCCTCGGGCCAGGCGCCGGGACGCGTCCCGGGCCCGCTCGTCGGCGACGGACGCCCCGTAGCGCCTGATCATCAGCGGGCTGGACCATCCGGCCAGGCGTTCCACATCGGACTCACCGGCGCCGGACTTCAGAAGATCATGAGCCCACGTGTGCCTAAGTTGGTGCGGGTGCAAGTGGTCAAGGCCTGCCTGTTCACATCGACGCGTCAGCACTTCGCCCACGCCACCGGGAGTCATCCGCCAACCGCCGGTGTCGTTCGAGCGCACGCTCATCAGCAGCGGCAGAGCGGGTCCAGCGGCTCGGCTCGCGCGGACCCGCATGTACTTGCGCAGTGCCAGCGCGGTCTTGGCCCCGAAGGGCAACAGGCGCTTCTTCCCGCCCTTGCCGAGTACCAGGACTTGCTGGTGCACCAGATCGACATCGTCGACGTTCACCCCGGCCAGCTCGGCCCTGCGCAACCCCGTGTCGAGCAGCATTCGGATGATCACCGTGTCCCGGCGATCGACGTAGGTCGCGCCGTTCATGGACTTGAGCAGCTTCGACAGGATCTCGTCCGGGACCACCGGCACCGGCGGCGCCTTCGGCATCGGCAACTCCAGGGACGCCGCCGGGTTGACGTACAGCCCGCTGTCAGGTTCGCCCACGACATAGTCGAAGAACTTGCGCACAGCGATGCCGCGTACCCGCCGGGTGGAGTCGGCCTTGTTCTGGTCGACGAGGTGCCGCATCCAGCCCTTGACCATCTTGTCGGTCACCTGCGCGGGCTCGGTGACCCCTCGGTGTGCTTCGCTGAGCCAGTCCAGGAACTGCTCAATCGAACGGCGGTAGACCTTGATCGTCTCGACTCCGGGTCGGCCGGACTGCAGGTCCAGCACCCACTCTTGGAGCCACTCATTCAGAACGTCCATGGGCCTCAGATTAGGCTGTAGTTCTCGTGGCAACAAACGGTGTACGGAACTAAGCGCGGCAGGGAGCCAAGATCGATGAACGCTAAAACCGCAGGTAGAGGCGCTGCGCTGCACCTGACCGGAGAACGGACCGTGCCGGGCATCGCCGAAGAGAACTATTGGTTCCGCCGACACGAAGCCGCGTACGTCGAACTGCTGCCGTACTGCGCCGGAGCGACGGTCCTGGAAGCGGGATGTGGCGAAGGTTACGGCGCCGGGCTCATCGCTCCGGTCGCCGAACGGGTGCTCGCGCTCGACTACGACGAGCCCGCGACGGCCCACGTCGCCCGCCGCTACCCCGAAGTCGCTGTGGCACGGACGAACCTGGCGTACCTGCCGGTGCGTTCGTCCACTGTGGACGTCGTGGCGAACTTCCAGGTGATCGAACATCTCTGGGATCAGGCGGGGTTTCTCGCCGAGTGCCACCGGGTTCTCAAGCCGGGTGGGAAGCTCCTCGTCACCACGCCGAACCGGATCACCTTCACCCCGGACAGTGACACCCCGCTGAATCCCTACCACACCAGGGAACTCTCACCCGCCGAGCTGGACGAGCTGCTGCGGGCGGCCGGGTTCACCGTCGAGCGGCTCCACGGCCTGCACCACGCCCCGAGTCTCACAGAACTCGACAACCGTTACGGGGGCTCGATCATCGACGCACAGCTCGACGTGGTCATGGGTGAACTGCCAGGACAGGCGGTCTGGCCCGAGGCACTGCTCGCCGACGTCGAAGCCATCCAGGCGGCGGATTTCGCCGTCCACGGCGAAGACCTCGACGCGAGCCTGGACCTGATCGCGGTGGCGGTGCGCGCGTGAACCTGGAGAGCGAAGGCACGTTCTGCCTGGTCCTGCACAGCCACCTGCCCTGGTTGCCACACCACGGTTCCTGGCCGGTCGGCGAGGAATGGCTCTATCAGGCGTGGGCGCATTCCTACCTGCCGCTGATGGATCTCGTGCGCCGCTTCGCCGAGGAGGGCAAGCGGGACATGCTGACGCTCGGCGTCACGCCGGTACTCGCAGCACAGTTGGACGACCCGCACAGCCTGCGTGCTTTGCACCATTGGCTGGGAAACTGGCAGCTGCGCGCACAGGATGCGTCGACGCTCTGGCGCGGCGACCCGCTCCTCCGCGACCTCGCCGCCGGTGAGTACAAAGCCGCCACGCACGCCTCCGAGGAGTTGGAAGCCCGCTGGCGCCACGGTTTTTCACCGGTTCTCCGCTCCTTTGTGGACGCGGGGACGATCGAACTGCTCGGCGGCCCGCTGACCCATCCGTTCCAGCCGCTGCTCGACCCGCGGGTGCGCTCGTTCGCCCTG